AGTATGTCCCAGTTTCCCTTCTGGTTGCAGTCGATTACTGTCGTAATATCAACATTTTCATAAAACAGACCTATTGCCTTCCGTAGAAAGATTATTTAGTATCTGTATTAGTCATGTAGTATCCATCATTGGACAATATCGTAAAGCGGTAGTTGTATATTTCGCGTTCGGCCCCACTGAAGTCGGGGTGTTCTGAACGTCTTCTCACACAGTGGTAGATAAAGTTTTGAAGAATCGTGAATCATATCCTCTAAGGGTAATAATTGAACCCTAGATGACCTGTCCGCAAGCACTGCTTCAGCGCAACAGCTAATCTGTTCGGCATTTTCCGTATATACATTCAGATTATGATTATACGTCTTCATAAAAAGAGAAGCTTTTTTCTTCTCATCCATAGTCTTCTTAGAGTCTCTCTTACTTGCTTCTACTTGTACTTCGGTACTCTTATGCAAGTCGTCTAGATTAACTAGAGGGTCGAATAACAACGAAAGGGTTAATTTCCCATATATGTTTTCAGACTCCTCCTTAATAGATTTCCATAGATCTTCATCATTTTGGACTTCAAGGAATGAGCACTCACCTAGCCAGTTCAACTTGTCGTAATAACGAGAGTTAATTAGTTCGTGCATTTTCCATTCGATGAAGTCACCTCCTTTCCGGGGTCGTAGGAACTTATCATCACTTATCAATTTTCTTTGTTTGTAAGCGATGGCCCTATCGAAGAAAGAGTATACTGTTCTCTTTTCATAAGTCGGGTCTAAACCGACTCCCCCTAACCATTCGGGCCAAAAGTACTTTAATTTGTACCCCCGCATGCCGCTCTCCATCTTCTCTAAGATTGGTCTCACATTATACATAAATTGTTTGTGGACTCTCTCCCGTATTTCGGGCAAATGAGGGCATTTAGACATTAAGTCACGGTGAATTGGACCAAGGTGCCAAACCTGCTTGTCAGTATTACCAAAATTAGTTTTTGGTTGACCAAAGAGTAACCCTAAATTAACATAAGGTCTCTCCACGAAGTACCCAATCGCGTCAGAGAAGCGAAGGTAGCTATCGGGATCATATCGTTTAAAGTCATAAAGAACTGAATTGATGACACAAAACTCTTTCGAAAAATAAGTCTTGCCCACCGAAGAAGACAGGCCTAGGAAATTACCAATTTCCTCCCAACAATACCGGATGTTATTTTCATCCCCGGAAAAGACACAATCATCCCCATTTACGCGTAATCTCGCTAGGGGAATCCTTTCAAAGGATTCAGAATCACTGATTCTATATGTCTTATTGTCAGATATTTCCATTGCCCAACGGCACAAGGCAACATTGGCTAAGCAAAGAAATGGAAAAGAAATAATTGAACCCATCAATTGACCCTCTTTTTGAGGAAGCAGAAGTCCCAACCCTGGAATTTCAGGTGTATAGGTATTACCCTCTGCGTTATCGCGTAATTTCTTGCGATTGTCAAAGATATGATTAGTAAGACAGTCTTCAATCATTTGATGTAGATCACGAAAAAAGTTTTCTGGGAGAAGTTCCAATTCCTCCTTAGGAAAACGTTGTTCAATAATCTCCATCAAACAATCATTGATGGCCTTAGAAACCCAAGAGTGTAAATTATCTGTAGACGCTTTATAGTCTCCTGACACGATGATCTTGGAACCATTAGGGTTCCAATCACAAAAAATTTTATTGATGTGATCAGGATTAACCATTTCTCCGATTAAGGAGAAAACAGTATTATTTTTAAGACTGCTCCACAAATACTCTTGAATAGGTTTTAGACAAAAATATTTCATTGCAGGACCTTTGGAGATGACTCTAACCTTAAATGGTTCTCCGAGTCCAACTGGTTTAACATACGGTATTTCCGTAATGGCTTTAGGCCACACGTTCCAGTATAATCTCTCATAACAAAGGTACATTTTGGTAAAATCGATATCGGCACCGATTGTTGAGGCATATTGTTCCGTAGAACAACCACTATAGTCGCCTGAATCAAATGCTTGCTGGAATTCTACATCCAGTTCAAGCTGATCAAATGCTCTATTACTACCCTTATAAGGGACAGCTGCCTTTCGGACATTCATGCTGTGGCATAGATCATATATAAGGAGTGGTTCTCCATTTAATATATCTTTAAAATTCTCCCCATCGAGAAAACCTTCTTCCTGTAAAAAGCCAAGGGTACCTAAATCTTCCAAAGAACGATAATAATTCGCTTTAATAGAGGGAAAGATAGGCTTAATCAGGTCCTTATATTTCAAAGGCGTATTAAGGTCAAAAAGTTCATGAACAGTTCTTCTGAGTTCCATAATGGCAGCATTCCTGTTGATACTATGAATACGTTTAACGGTATTAAGTTCAATTGCAGGTAACATGCCAGAATGCTCTTCCCATTCATAACCTATTGGTTTAAAGCTACATTTACCAAAAATTTCTAAATCAGAATCCCTTGCCTGAACAGGTTCACTCGTAAGTGCCTGCACGCTCTTGAAAACTTGTTTATCTATACAAGCATCATTAATAAAAGGAGATCCTTTCTTAATATAAAGAACAGAATTTAGAAAAGACCAAGCTAATTGCTTTTGTATCTGTTGGTCGGGACATTTCCATTTAAAGTCCCAGAAACTCCGAAAACGACGTCCAGGCACAAGTTTAGTAGGTGTACGTAGGAAGCCATCATCCGAAATCCCAGGAAATGATGGAATGTCTTGATTATGGTAATGGGAGAAAAAAGCACAGGTTTTCCACTTTAAAATAGTGGCCCATGATCCAGCTCCATTGATAGCGACATAATTAAGTAAAGAGAGAACAAATTTAGAATAGCTTTTATAATAGCATATTGTATCAGTCAGATCAAGATCTTTTGTCTTGTCGTCCGAACTCTCTCCGGTATAGATTTTACGCAGATGTTTTAGATTCATCTTTGGCGTTCTATAACCGTACACATGTAGCAATGTGTACACTCGATCTGTGAGTTTGCAGATCTTTTCAAAGTCTTCGACTAGGAAATGAGGATTATTCAAGATGAATTTCTTAATACCCTCAATCGGCCAGAGTTCACGCTCTAGCCGACCTATATCGAGCCACTTAGACTCTCTCCCTTTCGTCTGGAAGGGCTGACGGTCACCAGTACTTTTAAGTACGTTTGCTTCCCTATCTCTTGGTAACTTGAGAGTAGGTTTGGTTGTTTTTGTCTGATTATTCATT